AGATTGTCTTCATGTAGAGCTCTCCAACATCCTTATCACCAATGACAATATCATCGCCAAGTAGGGCATAAGGTAGCCTCTTTCAAGGTTTTCCTAATATCCTACAACATCGATAGATAATGTAGTGGTGAGCTAACGCGAAAGAATTGAATGATGAATAGGCACCCATAGGGTTACCAGCAAGGTAAGACACAGAAGTCTTGCCCTGAGGGTAATCAAACGGGTATCCTACCATCACGTCTTTCCAAGCGTCAACATAAGATGCAGGTAGCTGAGCTTTTAAAAGGGAAACAATAATGGAAATAGGAAACCTATCAGTAGCTGATGATAAATCAACGCTATAATAGATTTCACTTCCATTAAGGATTCCTTTTAAAAACTTGCCCTGATCAAGTGTACAGTCTTGTCTTATCTTTGATAAAGCCCGAGATAATCAGGTATGGAGGGGCTTAAGTGCAATCTGACTATAGTAGTCGAGAACACCGACAGCCCTCATCTTACCCTCTTTATCGGGGAATGTTGCCAAGCGTCTAACTGATGACTTATCAGTTAAACGCCCAGGATACATTCTATCAAAGAAGTTGAAAACAAAAGATGAATCTAACTTATCAAGCAGAGACCCCAGTTTTGGAGACATCCCCTTAAGGGAATCCTTCAAAGATTGTGGCATATGCTTGATATCGACTAAAGCAGTATTAAGTGCGTGGCCGTTCGGGCCACGACTTAATCTGAATAGTCGAGTAGATATCGCTAGTTTTCGAGGACGAGACTTGACTGAGGATCGGTAACCTAGAGTACGTCAAAAGTCTTGTGAATACTCCATAATATCAGGTACATCCCCATTTACGGGTTGTGTGATAGATGAAGTATCAACGATACTGTTGATTCTCAGAGACCTTGTCGCCGATAATATAGTGAGAACCAGAGCGTGTAAACGGTCTGGCTCACCACGAATTAAAGGTATAAGGTCTCCTAGTACAATAGGAATACCATCACTTGTAGTCTTCGATAGAAGATTACGAGCTGGATTCCCAGAGAAGTAATTATATAAATTACTCCGAGTGGCTTTAATGAACAAAATAGTATCATTAACACCACGGGATTCCAGTCTAGTAGATAGTCTATTACATAGATTATCTAAAAGATGTAGTGGTACGGAGTGCTGAGTACAACTCAGGCATAACCATTTGACAACTTTGAGAGAGAATCTGAATAGGTTCTTTTTCATTGTTGTTAAATAATTAATGTTATGGTCCTCTACCCGACACGCGATTTTGATGGGATCGCTAACCCAGGCCCAGGGTAAAGTGGGACACTCGAAAGAGTGCGTGAGCTCCATAAAGGAG